GAGTTCAACGGCTCCACAGACTTCGGGCCAGACATTGACCCAAAAGCGGATACCGCCGACTCGCAAAACTAAGGGAAACCCTCAAGGGCAAAGACGCTGACGTTGATGCCGAGGCGTTGAGCTACTTCCGAGAGTATCGCTTCCGCAAGGCGTTCGGCGGTTCGCACGAGGACTACCTAAACCAGCCCCGGGAAGTTACCGAGTGGCTGATGGCTATTGACAACATGGTTGGAGAACTCCGTGGCTGACATTGTGGTTGAGGGCATCCCCGAGTTTGACAAGATGCTCGCCACCTTCGTCGTGGACTCCGACCTCGCCGCTCGAAACATCGTCACCAAGGGCGCACTCATTATCGAGCGCAACGCCAAGTTGGAGTTCCGAGGCCGCCCCGCTGGATCACAACGCACCTCTAAAAAGACCGGGCGTGTCTACTACGCAGGCGCACCCAAGTTCCCTGCCGCACCACCCCAGCCGACCAACCGCACCGGCAACCTGCAAGCCTCTATTCGGATGCAGAAGGTTACGGGGCTAGGCGCTGGGCGCTGGCAGTCCGACACCGGGCCGAGCGTTAAGTACGGCCCCTATGTCAACTTTGGCACCTCACGGGCTAGGGCGTTCCCCTTTATGACAAATGGGTTCAAGAACAGCCTGAAAGAAATCCAAGAACTCGCAGAAACGGAGTGGGCTGCGGCCCAATCCTAAAGGACGCTGACACATGGCAATAGTGCCGCCAATTATCGCCACGCTCATCGCTGACACCAAAGAATACATGGCAAAGATGGACGAGGCGCAGGCCAAGATGGCCGAGTTCGGTGGGGAGTCCTCCAAGGCTTCCGCCCTGTTCTCGTCATCGACCGCCAGCATCGTCGCTGGTGCGGCTGGTGTCGGTGTCGCCATTGGCGCTTATGCCGTAGACGCTGCGATGAAGTTCAACGAGCAGATGGACAAGGTTCGGTTCCAAGCCGGGCTGACCGAGGAACAGACAAAGGCGCTCGGCAATTCCATTCTTAACATCTCCGCTTCGCTGGGTGTTGCCACCAGTGATCTAGCCTCCGGTGCGCTCACCATTGAGCAGGCTGGACTTCGTGGCGCAGCCGCAACCAAGTTGCTGAACGACGCTGCCAAGGCTTCGATTATTACCAACGCCTCGGTCGCTGACAGCACCAAGGCCATCGTCGCCGCACAGACGTTACAAATCGCTAAGGGCATGGACGTTACCAAACTGACCGGCATCTTGGTCAAGGGGTCGCAAGACTTCGTTGGTGGCCTCTCTGCCGAGGAACAGATGTTGCAGGGCCGTGTTGGTGTGGCTCTGTCTAACTACGGGCTGAAACTACAGACCGTCATCGCTTTGGGTTCGGAGTTCGCAAAGGTGAGCCTGCCGACTCGAAGCATCTCCTCTTTCGCCAATGCCCTTGGCAACCTCGAAAAGCCCCTGACGGACTCGAAGGGCAAACTTACGTCCTACGCCCAAGGCATTGACCGGGCCGGGTTGTCGCTGAACAAGTTGGTCTCGGACGCTCGCACCGGCAACATCGTCGGCATCTTGACCCAAATCAAGGAAACCGCCGCCCAGACCGGACAGCCGTTGAGCCAAGTCGCCAATGCCGTGTTCGGAACGTCTGCTGGATCTGCGGCCTCGGTTCTCATCAAGAACTTGCAACAGGTCGCCCAACTCCAAGCCCAACTGTCGGGCGCTGGCGCTGGGTCGCTCGCCAACCAAACGCAGGCGGCGATTAACACGCCAGCCCAGCAAATCAAAATCTTTGAGCAGTCGCTTAACAAGGCGATGGTCAACCTTGGCACCGTTGCTTTGCCGTGGGTCATCACCGGAGTCAAGTTCGGCACGAAGGCCCTTAGCGACATTGAGAGCTTCTTTAACAGCAGTGGTTGGGGAGAACTCATCACCGGCAAGAACCGCACGGGCGCAAAGGTCGGTCGTGGTCAGGGTGTCAAGGACATTGCCGGAAGCCTTTGGAACAGCATTGTCTCGACGGTGGAAGGCGTTGGTCAGGCGCTATGGCACAACAACTTTAACCAGTTGACCAAGACGCACCAGATACCGGGCTTCCTTTACTACAACACGGGAACCAACACTCCGGCAACCTCTAAGACGCTGACGGTGAACAACACGCACCACTTCAAGTAAGGGTAGAAATGGCATCCTACGACCAGCCGCTAGACGGCAACATCGTAATTAACAACGACATTGACATTGACCTCACGGCGCTGGCTGACGCATTGGTTGCCAACCCTGACTTCATCAACAAGTTACGAGCAGCCCTGTTGAAAGACGCTCGCAAGCTCGGCAACTCTCTGGGCCAGTACGCCCAAGCCACCAACCCGACCGCCGCTAACCCCGTGCGGAGGATCCAATGACACTGGCATCCCTCCCGGTTATCAGCGTTGGCGTGGCCTTCAGCCCGACAAACATCCAAGCCGCACCCTCGTCGCAGACCTTCACGGATGTCACCCAGTACGTCCGAGACTTCACGACCAAAATGGGAACCCAGCACATGCTCGACCGCATCGAGGCTGGCACCATCCAATTCACCCTCGACAACCGCTCGGGCTACTTCTCCCAGACCGGCACCGTCTTGAACACCCGTCTGCCCGTCATCGTGACGGCGACGTGGAGTGGCACGACCTACCCAATCTTCTACGGACTCACCGAGGCTGTCACCGAGCGCATCACCGACGCTCTGAACGTTGACCTTGACGTGACGGCAACCGACCTGATGAAGATGCTTTCCCTGCGCTACCTGCAGGTTCCGAACTTCTGGGCGACCTACGCCAACGTCAGTTCGACAGCCGCTTGGTATCGTCTCGGCATCACCAAGGTTGCCACCGTCACCGGAGCGTCCAACCCGGGAACCGGCACCGTCACCTACCAAGCCGTCAACAATTTCAACGTGGGCGACATCGTAACGGTGACTGGCTTGTCCATCCCTACTGGCACGTCTTACCCCAGCCTCAACGTGGTCAACGGCACGGTCAGCGTCGTCGGCCCCAAGAACTCCGCAGGCTATGCCCAGTATTTTGAGATTGGCGGCTTCACGTCCGTCACGGCGTACTCGGCAGGTTCCGGCACGGCAGTCCTCAATGACCTGTACGACAGCAAGAACAACGTCAACTACACGAGCAACCTGACCGGCTCAATCGCCTTCCCCAACTACGGTGCGCTTATTTACGACATGAACACCTGCATTGACTTGACGGACGGCACGAACACCGCCTCGGGTGCGGTCACTATCCCCATGGGGAGCCTCTCCTACGGTAGCGCATCCACCAATGGCTTAGATTTCTGGGTACTTGGTCAGGGGATGCAGGGCAGCCAAATCGTCAGCATCGGGGCAAGCGTTGGTGGCAATGCCATTACGTTCTTTTTGACCGTTAACTCCGAGGGCCAACTTAACGCTGGTTACACGCCCTACGGTGGGTCTTTCACCCCGGTAGTGCCGTCCAACCCCCACACGGTTGCAGACGGCTTCTGGCACCATGTCGGCCTAGTCCTCGTTGGTACGACGATGTATTACTACGTTGACGGCGACTTCCAAGTTCTCTATTTCGGCGTAGATGCCGCCTCGGTCTTTGACGGTGGCAACATCGGCAACGGACTGGCTGGCGAATACGAACTCGCCGCCTACATTGACGAGGCCGTGGCGCTCAACTCAAGCGCCAACCAGACCGACGTTCTCAACCGCTACAAGGCCGGGTCGCTTTTGCAAATCGGTGGCCTCTCAACCGCCGACATGATTGCCGAAGTGCTTTGCCTTGCAGGGTTCGGCTACGTCGCAAGCGGCGCAGTGGTCGTCCCCAACTATTACGTCTCGCCCCAACTCGGCACGGTCAACGCTTGGTCGCCCGGTACCGCCAGCACCGCCTACACCGAGCCTTACTACTGGGACACGCCGGTCACGTCCTCGACGGCGCTCGACCTCATCATGCAAATTGCCGACACCGAGGTTGGTCGGTTCTACCAGCGTCCTGACGGATCGTGGCGCTTCAACACCCAGACCTACTACGGCACATGGACTTGGACTGGCACCTCGGGCAGTTGGTCAACGACCTACGCCACGCCAACGGGCAACTACGTCTGGGCTGACGACAACTCCGGCGTTCCCTACTACGGCCCTTCCACGCAAGTCATTCGAGACGACGCTGACCTCTGGACGAGCGTTCGAGTTGACCCCCAAGCAGGTGCGTCGCAGGTCTACGAGAACACCAGCGCCGAGCCGCAATACGGCAACTCCACGCTGACCAAATCGGCAACGATTAACAGTTCCCTCAACGCCGCACTCTCCGAAGCGACCTATCTGGGCTACCTCTACCGCTCGCCACTTCCCCGAGTCGGTGCAGTTGAGATGCGCTCGGAAACCTCGAACGGCTACTACAACGCCGTCCTGCTTGGCACGAACTTCGGTGACGTGGTGCAGTTCAAGCGCAACCCACCCGGTTCCAACTCGGGCGGTCAAGTGAACCTGCCAATGATTGTCGAAAGCATCGCTCACGACTTCGCCGCCGAACCCGGCTACCTTCACACAACTTTTGTTCTTGACCCCTACCCCGTGAGGTCATAATGGCTGGCATCCCTAACACCACGACAGCAGGACAAGTCCTCACCTCGGTCGGCAACGGCTCGGGCGACGCTTATTGGTCGTCAAGCGGCGGAGGCTCGGGAACGAACGCCACCGAACTGCAGGGCCACCCGATTAGCAGTACCGCCCCGAGTTCGCAGGGTCAGTTGCTTCAGTGGAACGGCTCCGCATGGATTCCCTACACGATGACCGGCGATATCGCTTACTCGGCAACGGGCAACGACTACTACCTCAAGAGCATCGGCGGCGTACCCATCGCCACGGGTGTTTCGCCTAACAACGGTAACTTCCTTGTCTACAACACGACCGGAACGACCGATTGGACTTACGAGGCAACCCCCACCGCCACGGGTCAAATCATGTATTGGAACGGCACCTACTGGGCCGTCACCACAGCGCCGACAACCACCGGGCAGGTCTTGGAGTGGAACGGCTCGGCATGGATTGCCGGAACGACCGGAGGCACGGGTGTCACCAACGTTGTCTGGGACAACAGCGCCATAAGCGCCGGAGTCTCGACCGGCACCTCAACCAGCCCCGTTGCCGTGACCGGCTTTAGTGGGGTGAGCGTCACCGGCTTCTCGTCCTACCTCGTGACCTACACGGCCTCGATTAGTTCGACCAACGCCGCTACCTCGGCAAGCATCGCCGTCGCCCTGAACGGCACCATTTGGTTCGGTGGATCCGCAGCCTCGGGTGCCATCAACTACAAGACAATGCGTGGCAACGCTGGCGACGTTTCCTCGCTGTCTATCACGGTGCCTTTGACCGGGCTGACCTCGACCACCTCTTACACCGTCTCGCCCTACGCCGTAGTGGGTGCAGGAACGGGAACCATGAACTACGGACAAATCACCATTCTTGGTGTCGCATAAAGGAGATGAGACGAATGACCGACTCACGCAGCACCATCGTTGCATGGGCTAACTACTTCGCAGGCAAGACCAGCGACTTCGTGTATTCCGAAGGCCCCGACCGCATGAGCGGCCTTGGCGTTTGGCCCCTGCACTTCCCCATCCACGCCGACTGCTCGGCCTTCGTCACGTTGCTTTACTGGCTGGCTGGCGCACCCGACCCCAACGGCGGCACGGCGTACAACGCCACCGGCTTCGGACGTGAGGGCTACACCGGCACCCTGCTCGGACACGGCACCCACATCCCGGCCTCGGCGGTCGTCGCTGGCGACTTGGTTGTCTACGGAGCAACCCCGGGCGAACACACCGCCCTCGTGGTTCTGGTGCAGGGCAACGACATTCTGACCGTTAGCCACGGTGGGCCGACTGGACAGTCCCCCGTCTACTGCTGGGTCAACCACCCGAAGGCCAACCCCCACAACTACCCCGTGGACGGACGCACTACACAGACCTTCTTGCGCCTACCCACGGCGACCTTCGGGACGCAGCACACGCCCCCTGTAGCATGAACGCCCTCGCCAACGTCGCCAACGTCTGCCAAGTTCTAGCGGTTCTGGTCTTTCCTGCGATTTACTACATCGTCAGGAAACTGAACAAGGAAATGCACAACAACGGCGGCTCGACAATTAAAGACGCTATTGACCGCATTGAGGCCGAGCAAAAGAAGCAGAACAAGCAAATCCGCCGCTTGGCTCGTGACCTCGAAGCCCACCTATCAGATTTCGAGTAATGGCAAAGATTTACAACGACCCGACAACCGGGGACGAAATAACCCGGTCTGACTGGATTTCCCTCAAAATCCAAGACTCGGTGATCCGTCGCTGGTGGTTCCTTCTACAATTCACCGTCATCACCGTCGCCTGCGTTTGCACCCTGAACGTCAACGTGGTCGGCTGGTGGAACGTCTACGCCTCATGGCTGGCGGTCGCCGTCGAGCAAATCGTCGGTCGCTACATGAGCAACCAAGTCAAGCGTGACGCATCAGTCCTTCGGGAAGTGCGTAGCCTTTTGCAAGAAGTCAAGGCGCTTGTGAGCGAACTTAAAACCATCGCCCACAAGGACGCATCCCACTCCGAGGCCGATTACGAAATCGACTTGGACTCAAACCAGAAACTGACCCAAGTTCTGGAACTACTTGCCGATGAGTTCGATGTTGAACCGTACTACGGCGAGTGGAACGAATAAGCAGTAAAAACCCATCTATGGTAAAATTGGAGACACTATGTCACGCTTAAGCACAACCGCCGAGAACGCAGGCATCGCCGCCATCGCCGTACCCTCGACCACCTACTACCTCGCCTTGTTCACCAGCGACCCCGGCACGACCGGCGCTTCTGGTGAGGTCTCTGGCGGTTCCTACGCTCGTCAGGCCATCACGTTCAGCGCCGCCTCGGGTGGATCCGAGTCCTCGACCAACGCCCAGACCTTCACGAACATGCCTGCTGAAGCCGGTGGCATCCCCTACTTCGGCGTATTCAGCGCCGCCACGGGTGGCACCTACGAGTTCGGCGGCACGACCTCCGGCCTCTCCTCGGCTATCTCGGCTGGCTCCACGGTGACGTTCGCCATCGGTGGCGTTACCATCTCGTTGAGTTAAGCCATGGGCGCAGAGCAAGAGTTCTCTGCCACCGCAGTTGGGCTAGTCACGCCCCCCGAGGAAATCGAGCAGGAAGCGTCTGAGGACGAGTCCTGATTAGGAAACGTCATGGATGCTTTACGCAATTTTGCCTACTCTAACGTAGCAACACCACCAAGCCCTGCC